GAATGGTTGTTGGCCTAGGTCAGAATGATACCTCGGCTGCGCCCGCAGTTGCAGCGACCTTGACGTCAAAGCCCTCATGGGCCAGTGACATCTGACTGATCAGCAGGGCGTTAGCACCGGCATCCAGGTCAGAGAAGGACACAGCAGTCGGCCATGCGTTATAGACGCGGAACCAAGCCTTGACAGGCACGGTCGCCGTGGTCACAGGGTGGTCCAGCACCTTGATGTCAACCGTGTCGCGGAAGTCATCGGTCGGACCCTGCTGGCCAGTGCCCTGGAGGACAATGAATAGCTGCTGGAGCCATGCAATGTCGGCCGCCGTTCCCACTGCAATGCCGTGAGACATCACGATAGGAGCGAAGTCCGCCTGGCCTGGCATCTTCTGGGTAGTCGTGTTGAAGCCGCCCTCGCGGTACGCGATAACGTCAATCTGCACGTTCAGGCCCTGGACATTCATGAACCCGATGTTCAGTGCGCCCCCGGTCGGAGGCGTAATGACCACCTGGAACTTGAAGTTCCGTAAGGGGTCCGTCTTGATGTTGGCGAGGGACGCCTTCTGAGTTACTGGCATTACGTATCCTTACCCGATCAGGTGCTCGACCCGGTTGGGGTGCTAGATGTGATGGCTCCCTGGACAAGCTGGGAGATATTGATGACGATGATCTCGACAGGCGAGCCCAACGCAACAGCAATGGAGATGTTCAGCATTCCAGCCTGGGCTGTCTGCTGTGAGTTGTTCGTAGAGTCACACGTAATGGAGAACGCCTGGGCAGGGTTGGTACTGCCCAGTAGTCCGGCCAGTGTCTGCGTAGTCAGGTAGTTCTGCAGAACGGTCTTGACCTCACCCCAGAGGGTGGGAGTGTTCGGCTCGAACATGGCAAACTGCGTCAGGTTAATGGAGTCGTGCTCGATCTTCATGAGCACCCGGCGGACGGGAATGTACATGTCCGGGAAGCCCTGCAGCAGCGTGCGCGCACCGAAAACGCAGAAGCCGTAGCCCGGCACCTTCTTGATGGCGTTGATGTTGTAGGGGAACAGCGTGTTCAGGTCAGTCGGCGTAAAGTAAGTCTCCAGGCCCAGGCAGGAGAGCTGCCCGAAGCTGACACCTGCAGCCACCTGCTGGACGCCGATGAGGTTGTCCGTGAAGGACCACAGCCCCAGGATGGAGCCCGAGGGACCGATGTAGCGCGTGGCCCCGCCAATGGCCGAGGAGGGGTCCTGTACGAGCAGGTACGGCCCGTGGACGGCCACGAACGAGCTGGAGGCAATGCTGGACCCGCCCGTCACCATGCCCGTGTAGTTGCTCGTCACCGTGGCGCTGGACTCGGGGAATGACGGGATAGGACCATCGACCAGAACGAACACGTCCTCACGTGCGGCGGCCCAGGACACGACGGTGTTAACAATGGTGTTGCTGTTCATCGAGCCGGAGGCATTGAAGCCTCCCGTGATGTTCAGGTTCAGCACCTGGTTGGTGGCGTAGTTGTCGAACGCCGTGGTCAGCGTGGCCGCGAACGTAGAGGCGGGACTGAGACTGCCGTCCGCACCGGACGCCAGCGGGGTGGGGACCATGGTCGCAAAGTCCGTGGTGCCCGCGACGTAGGCCAGGCCGCCAGTGAGCTGGATGAAGTTCGAGCCAGACACGGGCGAGTTGACAATGGTCAGCGCGTAGCGCGGGTCAGCGGGGTTAGTCGAGATGTTCAGGAACGACTCCACCAGGTACCCGGGGCCAACCGATGCGCCAACGGGCACGTTGTACACGTTGATGTTGACGTACTTGGTAATGGCGTTCAGGGCCTGGACCTCAACGTAAATCTGGTTGCCCCATGCCCCGGGCGACTGCACCTGCTGCTGTGCAGCGGTGGCCGTGAACACGGTGGCACTGCCCAGGTCAGGAATGGCAAGGTGAGCAGCAACAGCGTCCGTGTTCGGCACGCGCAGGACGTAGCAGCCAGTCCCGCCGTTGACGAAGTAGGAGTACACCGCGAAGTGCAAGGTGTTGCCATTGGACTGGGAGAAGTTCCCGTACAGGCTGGTGAATTGCTGCCACGAGGTACAGAAGGTCGGGATGACCGGGCCGATGTTGAAGGCATTAGCGAACGCGGCAACGGCCTCACCGGGGATGTTCGCAGCACCAGTGATGAGCGGCAGAAGCTGCTCGTTGATGTACGCACCCGGACGGGGGTAGCTGGTTGGGGTAGGCATCTTACTCCTTGGTTACCGCTCTACAACGCGAGTGGACTCGCGCCGTGGTATGGGCCTGGTTGCTAATGGCTCAGTGTGTCCAGGCGGGCCGTTTACCGGGTTGATCCCGACATTGAATGCCAGGTTCGGCCCGGTGGAGATGATGGCCTGGTTTGCCGCGACTAGCTCGGTCGTCAGGTCCGTGACGTCTGCGTAACAGCCTAGGTCAAGGTTAATCTGCTTGACAATGCCGTTAAAGAGACCGTTCACGAAGACTTCCGGGATGACTTCACTCATCACGCGCACCATATAGGAGCACCGAAAGAGCCGCTTGTTGTCTTGGTCTTTACCGTATTCAGTTTCAGGTCCCTCCATCAGGAACATGTTCCTGATAGTTCCGTCCTGGGGGACATCCAGGAAGCCGAACTGAAACGGCAGGTAAGGCTGCAGCGCAAGCTGAGCTATTAACGGCTGTAAATGCTCGACCATCTTACGACAGTATATCGTGACCTTGTAATCAAGATTGACTGGCAGCGGGAACTCACTCATGTACGGCGACTCGTTAGGGTCGAACGTATTCTTTGCCGGGTCCCACCAGATGGGAAAGCCATCCGGCGCATAGTTCAGTTTGAGGAAGTTACGGTGCGCCCGCTCCCTGGCAAAGGACATCGGCAGGTGCTCGATGATGACGATGGGATAGGTCAGGGTCGCCAGCTCATCCTCGGGCAGGCGGTAGCGCACTGGCACTGGCCGGGCAGGGTTGTTGGCATCGGATACGGTCAGGCCCTGCAGCTTGAGCTTGAGAGCTGCGTCCTCGTTGTAGATCCAGTTCTGCTGGTTCGGCGCATCGGCTAAGGCAACCATTAGCTGGCCTTCAGGTACCGGTGAAAGGCCGACCAGGTCTTGAGTCCGACAACTACGCCGACGCCGACGCCGAGGCTCTTGAGGATAGCGTGGTCATGAGGGTGAGCGTCGCGCATGCCGTTAACGAAATCGTCAATCCTCCCTGGCTGCATTGAGAATGGCACCAGGGAATCATTGGCTGTAGTGTTAGCCATGAGACCTCAGAAATCGTTATTAGCAGTTGTACTTCGCATTCCTAGGATACTACAGGTTGCAGCGCTCGTGGCAGCCAGCGCGAGTCTCGTGCCTATTGTTAGTCTTGCCTGTCGTCCACTTAGCAGTGTGTGTAATGAACAATGGAACGCCAGCCGTTGGCAGGCAGCGCGTATTGCTGATGCTGACCTTGATGTTAGTGCTCAGCGCGGTACTGATGTGCTCGATACCGCAGGGGTTCCAGTGCCCGTCTCGGTCAATGTCGAACCCACGGTGATGGACCACGTAAGGGACGTCAGTCACCTGAGTATCAAAGGTAACGACAATGGTCTCTACCAGAGTGTCACTAGTGGTGCCTAGCGGGCCGAGGTATACCTTAATGGTGAGGATCTCACTGTTAGTGGCAGTCCTGATCAGACCACTGTGCCTATGCCGATAGCAGGTACTGCCTACTAGCCAGTCGTTAGCCGGGATGGTGTACTGCGCGATGATGGTCTCGACTGACGTGTTCACGCAGATGCCAGCGCTGGGCAGGGACTGAGGCGTGCAGTTGTAGCTGCGCGGACTGTTGACATCGAAGATGAACGTGGCAATCTGTGCAGTAATGCCAATCCACGAGACAGCAGCGCCACCAGGCCCGCAGTATGGCTGCTGCGGATAGGTGAAGAAATTGCCGGTGCAGGTCAGGTTGCTCCAGTTGATGACCTCGACAGCGCCATTGCACAGCCCCGTTGAGAAGCAGCCATTGACGATGATGTTCGAGTGAATGTTCCCGGACAGGATGGTGCCGACACTGCCGCAGAATGACGTCCAGGCAGTATAGGGGCCGAAGCTGTCTGACAGAGTGACGCCACGGTGCTTGCAGTGCCGGACGGTGATGTCCTGGCAGGGCTGGAAAGCGTAGCCAGTATTAGGCAGGCCAGGGCAGTTGGTGACGTTCAGCTCATCCACCTGGAAGCAGGGGAATAGCTGGCTGCCACGCGAGCCCGTAGGGGCAGCACCGACTAGCTGGACGTTGTCAATGGTGACGTCGGTGCAGCCGAACAGCCGTCCGAATGGACTGTGCCCGTCCGGGTTACCGAAGATGGTCAGGTCTTGGATCTTGACGTTACCCAGGTTGGCGAAGGTGAACATGGTGCCGTGCTCGGAACGGCTGTTGACCTTCCACTGCCCGCCCTGGATGATGACGTTACTGCCCGCTGGCAGAATGGTCGAGGTGAAGTTCTGAATCATCGAGAACGGTGCGGTGATGGGAGCACTGCGCTGGAAGATGGCACCCGGTGAGCAGAGCAGCCAGGTGTTGGGGTAGATGATGAGCGGTGAGCCCAGGTTGAAGGTACCGTTGCCGATGTAGAGGATGCCCCCGCCGTTGGTAACGCCAGTCGTAAACAGTGCGGCGTTGATGGAGGGGGCGCAGTCGGACACGCCATTGGTTGGCACGCCGTAGTCAGGGATAACGTCAATCCAGTTGGTCAGCCCTGCACCGACAGGGACCTCACCTAGCGGGATCTTGCCATCCGGGCCGAGCCTGACCAGTCCATTCGGCTGGTTAATGCCACTGATCAGTCCGCCAACCAGGTTGGCAGCATAGGCTCGGTCACCGTGCGGGTCAGCGGGAATGTTCTGGATGTGGTTGTTGACATTAGTCGAGTTGGCTGTGATCTGCGTTTCATCGGCAAGGATCTCAGCGTTTAAGGGGTCACCCCAGTTGAGCTGACCGTCAATCGGCAGTCCTGGTCCAATAGTCATTCTTCACCCGTCAGGTCGTTAGCGCCACCCTGGCTCCAGTTGGCAAACTCGGGATCGTCAACCAGCTCGTCCGGCTTCATCTGGGTACCGCGCAGTAAGATGATTATATCGCGCTGCTGAATCTGACCCTGGACCAGTAGCTGAGCTACTCTGAATATCTTGCGGTCGTAGAGCACACGGTCGTCCAGGTAGGTGCCATTCTCGATGTCGGCATAGGTCAGGCCGACTCCGGTGAATGCGCTGAATGAGATGTAGGCAGTCAGCGAGTCGTTGTAATACATGCCGTACTCGCCGTACTCGTTCTCCCCCGGGACATGCGTCACGTGCTGGCAGGGCACCGCGATGGGAGCCATGTAGGCTCGGCCAGCCCCGACAGCCTCATCGTAAACGGGGTCCATCTGACTGTTGGCAGAGTCGTAACGGTAGTAGCGGAGCACGTCACCGAAGGACTTGCGCCAGCCTTCCATGGCCGTAAAGATTCGATTAGTCTCGTAATCGGCGTTAAAACGACCATTCCCCTTGTAGTCGAGGCGACTCATACTGCCGCCGCAACTGCATCCTCAGCTATGCCGCCTGCAGCGCCCTCGCCTGCGCTTG